ACCACCGGCGTCAGCATCGGCTTCATCGCCGACGAACTCGGAGCGTCACTTCGGTTCAAGAGTTACACCGGCCTTGCCGAAGCGCCGAAGGCAAAGACGTTCTCCGAGGAGCCGTTCTAATGAGTTGGCACCCGTCAGACGGATCGGTTGTCAACGAAGCCGAGCGCATCGTCGAGCGAAGCGAGGTGAAGATGTTTGACCGATTGAGATTCATGGACAAAGAGGCGCAGGCGATTCACTACCGAGATCGCTGGCGGTTCGTCGGGCTTATACTGGCGTTGGTCATCATGGGCGTCGGGCTGGCAACAACCTCGGAGCGTTCGTTCTTGAATGTTCTGTGGCCGCTCGCATCGCTGGTGGTGTCGCTCGGATCTGTCATGATTGGTCGCTACGTCTACATAAAGAGGAGTCCTTGGTGACCACAACAAAAACAGAGGGAGCAGTCGGTGGGGTCATTGACGAAGTAAGAGACTTCTATCTCTTACTCGTTGAGACCGCCGATCTGCCTGATGAGTTCTGGGACATCATGATCGGGCGACAGCCGACAAAACGTAAGCCGCTGACCGACGCCGAGATTATGGGGATTCTTTACATTGAACTCCTCGACGAGCAGAAAGCGGCAATCGCTTACGGAGACAATCGAGCCAAGCGTCGAGCAAAGAAGAAATAATCCGACGTGCTTGAAACCGGCTGGCAAGATGACGCCGCTTGTCGAGGTGAGGACACAGCTGCGTTCTACCTGAAAGCCGACGACTACCAAGAGGAGATCGCGGCACTCAGAGATGTTTGTCTCAACGAGTGTCCAGTCTTGAAAGAATGTCGCGCCCACGCGCTCACCTGGGAATCGTTTGGATTCTGGGGTGGCATGACGGTCTCTGAGAGACGTAGAGTGCGGAGGGAGCAGGGAATCGCCAAGCGTTCAATCCGGACGGCACACATGGCACTAATCGAAGGAGACAAAGTTGAGATCAACACAGCAAGAAAAGCGACTCGCTAACGGAGTCAGGGAGTGTGACGGTTGCGGTCAAATCGCAATCAGCGAATCGTTCCCTCGTACTTGGCAGATGCTCGAAGTGAAGAAGCACACCGACGTCTCGACAGCACCGATTCATCGTGGCTCGGTCAAGATCTGTTCGATTGCTTGTGCCAAGAAAGCGCTCATGAAGTTCTGGGACAGAGAGATCGCATGAGCGACGAGTGCAGAACTTACGTCAAGCAGTTCAGTCCCTATCTGGGTCAAACATTCTGGCTTCACTATGTCCTCGGTGACATCGCCAACCAACAACACGACTACGAGCTCTGGGTTGGGGAAAAGGCTCTCATGGCCGAGTGGCCGTTCAATCGCTCAGCCATAGTCCGAGGCTACGCACAACTCGTCGAGGACGGATTCTTGGAGGTGATTCAGAAGCCAGCACCAGGTCGGAAGGCGCGTCACCGATTCCTGTTCCTCGACGTCAAGAGCAACGATAGGAACGTGACGCGTAGTGAGTCACGATCAACCAACGTGACGCGTGGTGAACACAACGTGACGCGTGACGCGAAACGTACACTACTTATTAGAACAGAAAAGAACTCAAACAATCGCGACGAAATCTTCGACACGCTCATTGAAGTCTGTGAGATCAGCGTCGAAGCGATTACCAAAACCGCCAGAGGGCCGATCAACCGAGCCGTGAAGGATCTCAGAGATGTTGAGGCAACGCCGGACTCGATTCGCCAGGTAGCCAAGTCCTACCGGAAAAAATGGCCAGAGGCCCTAATCACGCCTGTGGCAATATCGAAGCAATATGCCACCTTCCTCACTACAGAATCTCTTACAGAGGCTCCTAGGCCCGTCTCACAGCAAGCCTGTTACTCCTGCGAAGGTACAGGTTGGGAGGAAGATGAGAAGTACCGAACTGTCCTCCGATGCCAGACCTGTGGGGGTAAGGGTGTTGTGACGTTCGCCGAGGCGCACTAGCGTTTCATTATTGCCAGCGAAGGAGAATCAGATTGACTCACTAATCCGAAGGACATAAAACGCCTGCCAACCTCGAAGCGTCGCGAACGCTGGAGCAGTTACTAATCCGCGAGGCCCAACCAGCAACACCGGCCAAAGGTGTGTCCCCACAGAGACAAAGGAGTCAACCATGCGCGCAAAAGCCGCACTCATCTCAACATTTATAATCAGTTCAATCTCACTTATTGCATTCGCCGTCTGGCCGGTATCGGTTGCCGCAGATCAGCAACACGCAATCCAACCGACCTCGACGATCAGCTCGTCGGCAGCTTGGCACTTCGGGCACGCGTTGCCAGATCCGATTCCAGAGCCAATATCAAATGTCGCATCACCACCGACCACCACGTCCAGCGCGCCAGCCGTTGTTGCTCCGACTCCAATAGTTCAGAGCACCGAGGTCACCGACGCAGATCGAGTGGCGTGGTCGAAAGTTGCAGTCTGCGAGACCGGCGGCAACTGGCAGATGACCGGCTCCTCTTTCTCAGGAGGGTTGGGATTCGCAAACAGTTCGTGGCTCGCGTACGGCGGCGCGGAGTTCGCTCCCAACGCAGGGCTGGCCACGATGGATCAGCAAATAATCGTTGCCAAAAGGATTCAGTCGAACCCGCCAGACCAGAACGGTTGCTCCGGTGGCTGGTAGGCGAAACCCTAGTAATAGCAAGGGTTCTGAGGGGTACTTGACAAGGGGCTAGACATCGTGTCTATAATGACACCATGGAAACAACCACTATCAAAGGAGCCAAGAATATGAATAACTGCAGAATGTGTGAAAGAGCTGCCGAACAAGGAAACCACATGGGATTTGTCGGAAAAGGAACCGATTACGAGTTCGGCAACACGACTCAAGTGTGTCAAGCGCCGATGCCAATGACGCTCTGCGAGATGCACTACTCAGAGTTCCTCGTCAAATACATTGACGGAAACTTTGGCGCTTACATCAGAGAGGTGGCGTAACAGCCAGAGACCAACCGGTCTCTGAGATCGCCGAGATCCTACGCTCGACGGTCTCAGAGGCAGATTGCCTCCACAAACATCGAAGGAGACACGATGACAGAAACAAAGCAAACATCATTTCAGATAGGTGACGTGGTGAGCATCACCGACGCGCTTGATCGGACATACCAAGCCACAGTCGAGTTCCATAGGGGCACGTCGTTGCTGGTGAATCCTCTTGCGGGTGAGCAGGTGACGATCATTGTGCCAGCCGGAGATGTCACACGGATCATCATGCGGCCTTCTGTGGTGCGCTCATCTCTTGCCACAATGGTCACGGATTGGGACGACCTCACCGAGAGCAATCAGATGTTCTGGTGCATTGAAGCCGAGGAGTCGATCATCGAGACTGGTCACTTCGAGATCTCTGGACGTCACAACGGTTCAGGAGTTCCACAACACATTGAAGGTGGAGTATGAACGTCTCTTTGTTTGACCAAGCCGTTCAAGTGGTGAATGACGCCAACCAGATGCTCGCAAGGGTTGTCACAGAGCAGGCAATCTCACAGGTTGAGCGCAACGCCGACGAGGAATGGAAGCGCCAGGCTCGTCGAGCAATCAAGGAGGTGGCGCACGATCTCGGATTCTTTACGACAGACGACGTGTGGCTCTACCTGGAAACGCTCGGCATCGACGCACCGCACGAACCGCGTGCACTCGGAGCAATGATTCGAGAAGCAAAAACAAATCGAGTCATCGTTGCAACTGGCCGCTACAAGAAGTCAAGTCGAGTCGAGTGTCATTCTCGACCCGTGATGATCTGGGAGGCACGATGACTGAGCGCGTGGTTGGAGCGGTGTTCAAGGAGCGCACACCGGAAAGCGTCAGAGAGATTCTGCGGCTCGCCGCCGATCATCTCACCGCGTACATGGAGGAAGCGCGGATCGTGGACACCGGCACGATGAGCCTGATTCGAGAACTTGACGTCATGAGAGGAGAGGTGCTTTGAGGAAAGGCTCAAACACCAATAACCGCAAGGGTTCTCAGGTATGGCTAGACAGGGTGGCTAGGTGTGGTATCTTTGACACATGGAGACAAACGGCAAAGGAGCCAGCAAAATGGACACAACAACCAAAGTCCGAATCACAACGATAACGGGAGACTACCGATCTTTGGGCGACGAGGGACTTCACATAACAGCATTGGGTGAACCGACGGCACATCGCGTCTTGGACAACAAGGGGAAACCAAGAATCGAACTTCGTGTTGACGGCAAGACGGTTCACTCAATCGGTGGAGAAAAGAAAATGCCCTGGGTGAGAAGTATTGTTGTGGAACCAACAGATCCTCGTATGAGCGTTATGGCTCCTCACACCGAATATGTGTGGGACATAGATTCAACAAGTGAGTCGGAAGAACGGGCGGCTCAAGTTGCTCGTCGGAAATCAAAGCCCAATCAAGATGGAACCACTCATGACGTGCGCGCTCTTACGGTTCGGGACGAGACCAAGGCAAGTCGAGTGGAGTCATGAACAACGTCGATTACTAGAGCCAGAGACCAACCGGTCTCTGTGAGTCTTGAGATCCTACGCTCAAGACTCACAGAGGTAGATTGCCTCGAAGGAAAACAAACATCGAAGGAGACACGATGCAAGTTACAGAATACAAAAACATGAAGGCCGGAGATCTGGTTCGGATCAAAGGTGAGCGCGGAACATTCAAGGTGATGTGGGTCGAGCAGTTTGAGACCAAGCGCCCAGACGAGATCACCGTCGTCGGTGGTTCAAGTGGCCGCAACGCGTGGCGCACCTTCCTCGCAGAGCGAGTGACACGCCGACCCAAGCGTCAGCAGGTCACACGATGACCGAGCGCCACCACAAGGGGGGAGATGGCCAGCCGTTGCCAAGCGTCGCCAAGATCCGAGAGAACTACATCAAAGGTCACTACGATGGCCCGTCCCAGGGAGCGGTGCTGGCTCTGCTTGCTGAAGTCGAGCGACTCAAGAACCTGACCGAGATGCTTCAGCAACTGAAAACAGGTGAGCAATCGTGAGTCACTCGTGCGAGGACTGTCAAGGCAACACGTCGAGCGGAAGCCCGTGCGCAGATGGTTGCGAGGATTGTCCATGCGAGTCAGAGAGCGAGCCCGAGTTGTTGGCGTCGTCGGACGTAGTTTGTAATCATCACGGGTTGCCAAACGACATGCCGCCTTGTCATTGTGAGAAGTGTGACTGTGACTGCCACGCCGACAACGAACTCGACGTGCCGGACTTTGACCGACGCGACGATGACAAAGGCGACTGGTTATGAAACTTCTTGACTTATTCTGTGGCGCTGGTGGTGCGGCGATGGGATATCATCGCGCTGGATTCGAGGTAGTGGGAGTTGACAGCAAACGTCAACGAGATTATCCATTCGAGTTTCATCAGGCAGACGCTATGACATTCCCCTTAGAAGGGTTCGACGTTATTCACGCTTCGCCTCCATGTCAGGCATACAGCATCACAAAGCATTCTCACAAAAAACAACACCCTGACTTATTAGGCCCAACTCGTGAGCGACTAGTGGCTAGTGGCTTGCCCTATGTCATCGAAAATGTTCCAGGGGCTTCAATGCCTGGTTCGGTTGTGATGTGTGGCGCTTCGTTCTTTCTGACAGCAAACGACATCAACGGTGACTTATTGGTTCTCAAACGACACCGACAGTTTGAATCAAACATGACGCTGGAAGAACGTAAGTGCATGTGTAAATGGTTCAAGGATCGACAATACAAAATCGGTGGTGTTTATGGTGGGGGGTCAACTGATCGCCATCACGCTGAGAAGGTGCGTCATGGGGGATACACTCCCGCCAAGGAAGTAAGAGAAGGACTTATGGGTATTGACTGGATGAGTATGGCAGCTCTGAATCAAGCAATACCTCCTATTTACACAAAGTTCATCGGGCATCAAATACTGGAACAAATATGAACGTACTGAGAAAGTGTCGAGCCTGTAAGAAGCGAACGCCGCACCGACAACTCGGCACCACCGGCTCGCTTGCTTGCGTTCTCTGTGAGCGCAGGACCACCGACCACCTCAAGCAATCATGACGGTCTGCAAGAACTGTGGACTGACCATCACGAAGAAAGGTCGTGAGTGGCGTCATAGCAAAACCGGATTCTGGAAATGCCTAACAAAACACGCTGAACCAGGGGAGACAAAATGATTGAAGAAGCATCGGTAGTTGACGTAGACACAGCCGAGGACGACGACGAGCGTATGTATTCAGTTACAACGCTCATCGGTTGCTTGGACAAACCGGCGCTGATCCATTGGGCCGCAAGTGAAACGGCAAAACTGGCGGTGGCCGACCCTCAGCACGTTCAGTCAATGATCGACATTGACGGAGAGGAAGCGGCGATCAAGTATCTGTCCGGCGCTCGCAATCGTCGAGACGACGGCTCGCTCTCCGCCAGCGACCTCGGCACCGCAGTTCACTCGGCGTTGGAGCAGTACGCAAAGACGGGGAGAATCATTCACGACGGCTCTGAGGTCGTCCCCTACGTTGAGCAGTTTGACAAGTGGAGCCAAGAGTTCCAACCGGATTGGATCGCAAACGAAGTCACGTTATTCTCGCCGACCTATCGCTACGCCGGCACCTGTGATGGCTACTTGAAGATCGACGGTGTGCCGCTCATCATGGACTTCAAGACGTCAAGGAAAGAATCAAAGGCCTATGCTGAGGTCTCACTCCAGCTCGCCGCCTACCGTTTCGCAGAGATGCAAGCGACCTGGCGAGCGCGACGAACCGAAGTAATGAAGCGCCGGTATTACCTGCTCAACGACACGGAGGTCTCACTTGCTGAGTCGCCACCGGAAGTCGAGGGAGGAATCGTCATCAAGATCTCGCCGGAATCCTGCAAGGCATATCCGGTGAAGTGTGACAAAGAAATGTTCAGATCTTTCCTCTATGTGACAGAGGCGGCACGATGGTCATTCGATCTCTCAAAGATCGCCGTCGGTGCTGAACTAATCAAGGGAGAGGAGGTGGCGGAACGCGTCTCCACGTTTCTTCCTAAGAAACGTACCAAGCGTTCTGCCGCCACCCTCCCTGCTACCAACGTCAAACTGTCAAGCGAGGAGCAATCATGAGCAAGAGAACACCAGGGCCCAAGTGGGCGATGAAGCAGTCTAAAGAGAAGTACCAGGCTGAACGCCAGCGGCATCGTGATCGAGTAGCTCGACGTCAAACAACGGAACAAACAGTTGCTACGGAGGACAACAAATGAGCAAACGTGACCTGATTGACCAACTCGAACGCCGGACGGCTGACTTGCAACGTCAGTTGGAGATCCTCAAAGTTGAGACAGAGAAGTTGGAGACCGGTGTTTGGGACGCTCTGGAGGCTCTGTTTGCTTCAATGGAACTCAAGTTGGTTCGGGTGCCACAGGAGGAAGAATGACTGAAGTTTGGTTGGCGCTGGTCACGGGTCTCTGTGTCGGGCTGGTGGTTGGCATTATTATCGGGACAGCATGAACGACGAACCAACAATCAAGATAGCTCAGTCCGAATATCGGGCGCTCACAAACATCGCAATCACGGCAGAGCAATACCTTCGCTCAGGCTCAACTGAACTCGCCGAGGAACTCCGAGACGCCGTGTTGGTCTCTCGAATCTACTCAGACGATGACGTCAAGGACGAAGTGAAACTCACGCTCAGACAAGACCTGGTGGACTTCATGGACGAGGAGTTGATTCTTATTATTGAGAACTCAGACATCGCAGATGCGGGCCGAGCCTCAGAGATCCGTCGGGCTATCCAAGACCTCGGCTGACCACCTAGAATCGTCCGCATGGGCGAGCATGACGAGATCACAAACCACACAACCGGAGACTCTCGGTTCTTCGATCTGCTCCTCGAACTCGCCGGAATGCACTCGGCTAAGTCGAACGATTACGGACTGAATGACGATGAGGACGACATTGAAAGTTTCATAACCGCAGATCCTCTGTTCAACTTCAGAGGCTCGGTTCTGTTTGGTGTTGACCCCTGGGTCGGTTGCATGATTCGACTCGGCGACAAATACTCACGACTCCAAACTCTTGCGGCTGGCAACGAGTTGCAAAACGAGAACGCCAGAGACACCTTTCTCGACCTCGCAAGTTACGCGCTCATCGCACTTCTACTGTACGAGGATGACATGATCGAGGACGAAGAAGTTGACGCAGACCCCTTTGAGGAAGGCGACGAGTAGCGTTCTAAGAATGAACGTCAACACCTTAGAGAAAGACTTCCAAGCCCAGGTCATTGAACTTGCTCACATTCTCGGTTATCGGATCGCACACTTTCGACCAGCGCAAAACTCAAAAGGACAATGGCGCACGCCGGTCTCTGCCGACGGCAAAGGGTTCCCCGACCTCGTACTCGTGCGACCAGACTTCAATACGAAAGGCAGGCCGAAGCGCATGATCTTTGCAGAGTTGAAAAGTAACACCGGACGCCTCTCGAAAGAGCAAGGCGAGTGGCTGGAAGATCTTGCAGGTGCTGGCGTTGAGAGTTACCTGTGGAGGCCGAAGGACTGGGACGACATTGTGGAGATTCTTCGCTAGACTCTCTGGCAAAGGGAGACCCGATGACCACTTACTACTGTCCATCATGCAAAACCAAAACCGGCCACAAAGCCGCTGGCGAAGGACGTCTGCGTTGCGTTCCCTGCGGCAAACGTCACCTGCCGCTCAACCAATGCGAACATGACTGGGATACTGATTCCTATGGCCACGTCTCCTGTTCTACCTGTCGCAGGGTGCCATGAAGCGCACGTCAATCCGTCGAGTCTCTCAAAAGCGTTGGGCTCAGATCCCAGAGCGCCAGGAACTCCGCCAGATCCAACTTGTCGGCGCTCCCGACTGCGAAGCCAAGATCGAAGGCGTCTGTGAGATCCACGCAACCGACGTTCACGAACTGATCAACCGCTCACAGATGAGGAACTCGTGGCTGACGCCGGAACTGTTCGTGTCACTCTGCCGACCCTGCCATTCCTGGGCCACCACGCACCCTCTGTGGAGCCGTAAGCATGGACTCCAACTCAGAGCGCATGAGAACAATGAATCAAACATCTATCGCTCAAGAGAGATCCGAGGCCGGTGCAAGGATCGCAACTGCACCACCGATCACATGACGTGGATCAACGGTGAGTGACTACTTGCGAAAGCCGACTGATCCTGCGGCGACGCTGGCGGAATGTGAGATTATTCTTGACGCTTACAATCACGCCCTCGGAGCCTTGAACGGCGCTCTCACGCTCATCAACGAAAGCAACAGCGAAACAGCGATGCTCTGTTTCAACGAACTCACCGAAGCTATGAGGCATCTTGGCCACGCGTACTCGGTCATGATCCAGGAACTATCAGAGGAGACGATGTGAAGAAACTCACACGGCTTGAAGTTGAGGACGTAAACATCAAAGAACTTGAACTACACCCCGACAACGTGCGACACGGTGACATCGGTGCAATCATGCAGTCACTTGAGGCTCATGGACAGTTCAGAGCAATCGTTGTTCAGAAGTCACGCATGAGAGTTTGTGCAGGCAATCACACAACACAAGCGGCTCGACTTCTCGGCTGGGACGCCATCGCCGCTCACGTCCTAGACGTTGACGATGACCAGGCACTCCGAATCCTTCTTGCCGATAATCAAACAAGCGACCTCGCAACAAACGATGAACAAGGTCTGATTGACATGCTGAAGGCGCTTGTCGAGTCAGAGATGGGTCTCGACGGCACCGGCTTTGACGAGGACGACCTTGACGCTCTCAACTTTGACTTCATGCCAGAAGAACCAAAACCAACACCATCAGAACCGATGGCTGAACTCATGTGTCCGGAGTGTGGCTTCGTCTGGGACGTTTGAGTGCTACCGTCGGAAGCCCTATGACCGTCGGAAAAACCATTCAACACAAAACCACCGGCAAGTTCGTGAGAACGCCGGATCAGATCGCCATAGACCGCAGAGCGGCAGACCTCCGATCCATTGGCTACACCTATCAAGCAATCGCCAATCAGTTTGACGTCTCAGTTGGCACCGCACACGATATGGTTCGTCGAGCCGTTGCGGAGATCCCGACGGAGGGAGCAGAGGAAGTCAGGAAGATTGAACTAGAGAAGATCGACTCGTCTGAGCGTCAACTACAAAGGATCATCAGGAATCCACCACCGAAAGTTTCAGCGTCAGGCAAAGTAGTCAAGGACGACAAAGGCGAAGTCATCATCGACGAAGGCGTTCGCATGGAAGCAATCGACAAGATCCTGAAAGCGCAAGCGGCTCGCGCTCGACTCCTCGGACTGAACGCACCGACCAAGATCCAGGGAGAAGTGTTGATATACAACGTCGATCCAGACAGGGAGCAGAGGATTCGTGACCTTATTGAACGAGAACTCGACGCAAAACGAGCCTGACTTTGATTACCTCGGCGGCACAAGAGTCGAGTGGATCAAGAACCTTGCAAGGCGAGAACAGTTAGAACCCGAAGGCGAATGGACAACGTGGCTTTACCTCGCAGGTCGAGGAGCCGGTAAGACTCGCTCCTGCGCTGAGTGGCTGGCGTGGAAGGTCTGTGAGAAGCCAAACGTGCGAGCAGGGATCATCGCTCGAACCTATGCCGATGCCAGGGACACTTGCGCAGAGGGTGAGTCGGGCATTCTCTCGGTGCTCCGGCAATACAAGATGCTCGACAACTACAACCGCTCCATCGGTGAGATCACGCTGAAAAACAAAAGCAGGATCAAACTATTCAGCGCCGAGGAACCCGACAGGCTCAGAGGCCCACAACATGAGTTCATCTGGGCTGACGAGTTGGCAGCTTGGCAATACGAGGACACCTGGGACATGGCGCAGTTCGGACTTCGGCTTGGCCAGGCTCCACAGATTGCTATTGCCACAACACCTCGACCAACTCCCCTGCTTCGCAGGATCATCGCCGATGAGAACACCGTCATCACGAGAGGCACAACCTACGACAATCTCAAGAACCTTGCTCCAACCGTTCAGACCGCAATCCTTGCTCGATACGAAGGCACTCGACTTGGCCGACAGGAGCTGTTCGGTGAGATGCTCGACGACGTACCTGGTGCGTTATGGACAATGAACACGATCGACGACAACCGAGTTGCTGAGGCTCCACAGATGACACGCATCGTCGTAGCCATTGACCCTGCCGTGACCTCTGGTGAGAACGCGGACGAGACAGGCATTGTCGTTGTCGGGCGTGGAGAAGATGGTGACGCCTACGTCCTCGCAGACCGCACGATCAGAGACACACCAAACGCTTGGGCGAATAAAGCGATTGCGGCGTTCAGAGAGTTTGGAGAGATCGGCACCATCGTCGGCGAAAAGAACCAGGGAGGCGACCTGATTGAGAACGTGTTGCGCTCAGTTGATCCTCACATTCCCTACAAAGGCGTCACGGCAAAGCAAGGCAAGAGACTCAGAGCCGAACCGATCTCGGCGCTCTACGAGCAGGGTCGAGTTCACCACGTCGGAGTTCTGACGGCACTTGAAGATCAACTGTGCGGCTGGGTGCCCGATAGCGGATTGTCACCGGACCGACTTGACGCGTTGGTTCACGGCATCGCTGAACTGAACTTGGCGAGAGGTTCGTCGGCAGACAGGTGGTTCGCTGAGATCGCTCCTCCGTGTATCGTATGCTCACACCCCATGAACCCATCAGAGGCGCTCTGCAACAACTGTGGCGCGCATAGGAAGGAACGTGCATGAGTACACCAGAAGCAAGAATCCAAGAAGCCGCACCGTCAATCTTTCCTGCGTTGAAGATTATTCAGCACCCGAACACTTGGGTCGCCAACCTCACCACGCTCGCAACTGCCGTGACCGCCGCAGTCGCAATCTTCCACCCTGGCTTCACCGAGCCTGCATCGGTTCAAGCAAGTATTGCTTCGGTGTCAGTTCTCATGGCTAGTGGCTCACAGATCGCTCACTTCGTCACTCGACGCAACGCACAGACCGCACTCAAGGTCGCAGGGATCACGAAGTAACGCATGGCAATCTGGAATCGCAAGTCAAAGACCTCAAACGAGGATCTCGCAAAACTGATCGCCGAAGAAGTATCAAAGGCCATGAACCCGTTTGCGGCGGCTGGTGGTTCTGTCGTCTCTACGATGCCAGGCTTCCAATCGGGCTACACCGGAGCCGGAGCGTCGGGTCTACTTCAGACTCCAGGAACTCCGGCGATGCCGCTTCCCCGACCAGGCGATTCGTTCGGCTCGCAACTTGGGCCAGCGATGCCATACCTGCCAGCACCGCTCGATCCGGTATTCGACGATAGCGGCAGAGCCTTGCCACGTCGCTACCAATACGACGTAGCGCAGAACCTCAACCTCAACGACAAACACGTTCCCTGGTCAACGCTTCGTGCGCTCGCCGAACAATGTGACGTCGTTCACCGTTGCATCGAGATCAAATGTTCAGAGATCGTTGGTCTCGAATGGGACTTCACCGTGTCCGACCACGCCATCTCAAAGATCATGCAAGAGCAGAGCGTCGGTCACGCAAAAGCAAACATGATAGCGAGAGACGAGTTCGGCGAGGAGATCGACAGGCTCAAGCAGTTCTGGGAGAACCCCTACGTCCACGGAGACCGAGGCTGGGCCGAATGGATCACCGAGGCTTGCTGGCAACACTTTGTGTACGACGCAATCCCTGTCTACCCGCGTTACAACTTGGGTGGAGACGTCATTGGCTTTGAGATCATTGACGCCGCAACGATCAAACCGCTTCTTGACAACCGAGGTGACATACCGCATCCACCAGCTCCGGCCTACCAACAAATCCTCTGGGGATTCCCTCGTGGCGAATATCAAGCCAGCCCAACAAACGACGGTGAGTTCTTTACCGACAAGGGACAGAACGGCGAATACGTCAGAGACCAACTTGCTTACTTTGTCAAGAACCGACGAACCTGGTCACCTTACGGCTACAGCGCAACGGAGGAGTCAATCCCTGCGGCGTCGCTCTACCTGGAGCGTCAGATGTGGCTCAAGAGTGAGTTCACAGAAGGCACGATGCCGACCACGTTCATGAAAACCGACAGCGAGGAACTTGACCACCTGAAACTCGCATCACTCGAACGGGTCATCAACGACACGCTCACCGGCTCAACTGCCGAGCGTCACCGAATCAAGATGCTTCCCAAGTCGTTCGACCCCGTGTTTGCTCCAACCATCGACGAGCGATACAAGGCCGACTACGACGAGTTCCTCATCAAGCGCATATCGTCACCGTTTGGGATCACGCCAACGCAACTCGGAATCCTTCCTCGGAGCGGACTTGGCGGTAAGGGAATGGCCGAGGGAGAGCAGGATAACGCCGAGACGATGAGCAAGCGTCCGACTGAAGCGTTCTTAGTTGACATGGTGAACTCACTCTCACGTCGATTCCTTGAGACCAGCCGCTCTGTCACCTTTGTTCTTGCTGACCCTGGCACGATTCGAGAGAGCGTTGAGAAAGCAAAAGCATTTCAGACGTCGCTCTACTCCGGTCAGAAAACTCTGAACACCGTTCAGTCTGAACTCGGACAACCGCTCTACGATATGCCCGAAGCCGACGAGCCGTTCATCGTCGCCGGTAACACCGTGACGTTCCTGCGAGGAATGTTAGAGACCTCAGCAAGCGGAGAGACTACAGCGCAGGTCGGAACCGCCGGAGCAGAAGAAACCACCGGCACGGTCGGAGACGCAACACCCGTCGAGCCTGCTGAGCCTGCCGAGCCTGTAATCAAAGCGGCAGACAACTCATTCACTCCACCGCAAGGCGTTCGTGAAGAAGCAAAGAGAGCACTTGCCTGGATCGCAGACGGCGAGGCCGGTCAAGGATTCACAGATGTCGGACGCAAGCGAGCAAGCGACCTAGCCGCCGGACGATCCGTGAGCATGGACACGATGAAGCGGATTGCCTCTTACCTTGCTCGACACGAAGTTGACAAACAGGGAGAGGGCTGGAGTCCAGGAGACAAGGGTTATCCGAGCCCAGGTCGCGTTGCGTGGGCGGCGTGGGGCGGAGATCCGGCGAAGGCGTGGACGAACGGCATCGTGGATTCAGACAACAAAGTTGACGATCCCGAGTGGGAAGATCTCATCGGAGATCAAAAGGGAGAGCCGACCAACACCGAACTTTACGAGCGCATCAAAGGCGAAGCGAGAGACAAGTTTGACGTCTACCCGTCCGCAGTTGCGAATGCTTGGCTCACTCAGGAATACAAACGACGTGGTGGCACCTATCGAAAGCCCGATACCAAATCAGCCGACGAGATCAAAGCGTTCAAGTCGTTCGTCTCAAAGCGCAAGAGCGCGGGCAGGTGGCGTGACTTTGTGTTTGAGACAGTTGACGCCGACGTAGCAAAGGTGTTGAACGAGCAGGCTGAGGCCGACGTAAAAAAAAAGACAAGAAGCGCAGGTCGCCGAGTGAGCTACCAGGAGCAGACCGACTAGACAAGATCGTCGCTCACTACGCTCCGCTCATTTCAAAAGCACTCAGCGCCGGTTACAAGCAGACAGACTTTCTCTCGTCAATCCACCACGCTCAATCACCGAGCAAAGCGATAGCGGCGGTTCAGAACATCATCTATGACCCAGCGCCGATGCAATCGGTTCTGCGCTCAATCACCGCCGACGGTTACCTGTCGGGCATCAAGGCAGCTGGAGACTCACACCCTGACATCGGAATCCAACAGATCGGCCCGACCTCGACGCTCAGTTCTGGCATCGACTGGGACACATGGAAACCAGGCGACACCGAAGCCGCACTCAAGACCGCAGACGGTGGACTCAAAGACCTACTCGATCAAGTGAACCTCACGATCAAAGGCATCGACGACACCACCATGAATCGGCTTGGCAACATTCTCTCGGACGGTCTCGCCGAAGGTATTGGCCCAGACGACATCGCAAGAGACATGAGAGATTACATTGACGACCCAGCGCGAGCCGAGATGATTGCCACCACCGAAGCCAACCGAGCACAAACAGACGCCACGTCGGATCAACTTCGAGAGATGGGATTCAATCAGTTTGATTGGCTTGCTTACGACGGAGCGTGTGAAGAATGCTTAGACCTTGAGGACAACAACCCTTGGGACATGGACTCCGATCAACCACCCGATCACCCGAACTGCCGGTGCTCCATCGTTGGCTCAGGTGAAGCGACACAGAGCGGAGAGTAACTCCAACAACAATGACTTGACGACCTAGCGCCCAAGTCTCACGCGCAGACACTACGCTTCTCACAGGTTCACTCAGGAGGACAGACAACACATGAGCAACAACATCACTTATGCCTACGCCGGAGACATCGTAAAGACGCAAGACGAAGATGGTTCGCTGATGGTCTATGGCAAAGCGACAGGCCCCGACCTTGACCTCGACGAGCAAGTCTGCGACGAGTCATGGCTCAAAACTGCCGTCCCTGAGTGGTTCAAGTTTGGCAACGTGCGAGAGATGCACCAGCCAATCGCCGCAGGCATTGGAGTAGAGTTGAACGCTGAAGGTGATGACTGGTTCTTGAAGTCACAGGTTGTTGACGACAACACGGCAAGGAAGATTGAAGCCGGTGCGCTCAAGGGTTACAGCATCGGGATCAAAGGTGCGAAAGTCGTTCACGATGACGTGGCAAAGGGTGGTCGAATCGTCGGTGGCACAATCGTCGAAGTCTCCTATGTTGACCGCCCGTGCAACCCAACCGCAATCGCCAACATAGCCAAGAGCGTGAATGGAACCTGGAAGGCAGTTGAGTCCTCGGTTGACTCGACTGAGTTCATCACGAAGATTGACGACATCTCAAAAGACGCAATCACCGAATCGGGCGATGCCGTTGAAGCCGAGTGGGACGCCAGCGCTGGACAAACAAAAGATCCAGAGATGTACCCAGAGGACTACCAATGTTCTGTCTGCGACGGACTTGGGAAGTACCCTGAGACCGGCGCTGAATGTCAGAACTGCGGAGGCACCGGACGCGTTGACGCCGAGCCTGCCGAGGCTGGCATCGCACCGAATGAGATCGTGGACTCTGAGAACAAAGACGCCGCAGCTGAAACAGCAAAGGCCGACGAGATCAGAGAGAGCCTTCCAACTCAGATCCTCGCACTAGTCCCTGAAGTCGAGAAGGTGGAGCACAACGCCGCCGACCTCATGGCAGTCCGACGTTCACTCATCGCTCTCATCAAAGCCGAACTCGACGAGATTGACATGGGCATGGAGGACGAGGTGTGCGACGTTCGCGACCTCCTCATCTCGCTCAAGACATTCCTCGACTGGTGGACAGGCGAAGCCAGCGAAGGCGAAACAGAAGCGCCGTTCGTTGAGTGGGAAGAAGATTACGACGACAAGGAGAATGAAATGGCTTACGTTGCTATGGGTGTTTCACCCGACACAATCAAAGCGGCCAAGACTGGCGACAAAGAATCAGTCACCGCACTCCGAGACGAGATCCGCAAAGCGTTAGGCTTTGAGGACTTCGCAGAATCCGTAACCGAGATCGCTAAGGCGGCTCAGCGAGAGGAAGTTGACTTCCTGAAGGCTGAACTGGAGCGCATCAAAGAGATGGCGGCACCTGGTGGGCCTGCAATCACCAGAACCCACGCTCAAAGTTCTAAGGCATTAGACGCTGAGCGAATGACGGCAGAGGCAGAACGCCTCCGCCAGGTTGCCCGACAAGTTACAGACGCAGAGTTGAAGGTCAAGTACCTCAACAAAGCCGACAGTCTTGCCAAATCAGCCGCCGAAATCCTCGGCGCATAACTACTCTCAAGAAAGAAGGACAATCAAATGTCTATGCAAGCACCTCGCATTGACGAAATGTTCGGCGGACTTCCTGCCGACCAACGTCTTGATCGCTTCGAGGCTTACAAAAGTGCACTCTCAGAGTGTCACTCAAAAGCCCTCGTCGCCGCATCACGCGGAGAAACTCAGTTCATTCGTGGAGAAGGCATCGTAAAAACTGCCGTCGCTCCTCAGGTGAACATCGAATCACTCCGTGCCGAAATGACAACCAAGGCTATGGGGCCTGACCAAGTTGCCGACGTACAGAACGCGCTTGATCGTCTCGCCGACATTCAGAAGGACTGGACGCTCACGAACCCGTTGAACAACAGCACTTCTGGCGTCACCGGACTTGTCCCCTACGACCTCGACCCTGCTCTCGCGCTTCTCGTACCACGCTCGTTCATCTTGCGTAACTCGATCAGCCGCATCGGTGGAATCGGTCAGGCCAAAGAGTTCCGTCGAATCACCGGTGTTTCTAACTCAGGTACCGGAGGAGTCTCGAACCAGAGCATCTTCTTCAACTCTGCGTCAGCAAACAACGGTCCGTTCGGTGGAACCGGCTCAAGCACCTACCTGCAACGACCACCGAAGATCGCATATGCCGCCGACAAAAAAGTCGTCTCCTATGTGGAATCGGGTGTCAGCGATGAAGTCAATATGTCCGCCCAGTTCGCTGGCCAGGGATACACCGACTTGCGTCAACTCAGCCACACCTCACTTCTCTTTGCTACAATGCTTGGCGAAGAAAGGAACTTGCTGAACGGACGAGGAACTGGAACCGGCTACCTCGGAGCGCTCGCCGCCCCGACAGTTGGTGACTACACTTCAGCTGCCGCGACGACCACAGGTGGAACCTTCGTTGGTGGAACCGATACGATGTACTACAAGATCACCGTGTCAACTTCATTCGGCGAGTCAATCGCATCAGCCCAAGGCTCACGAGCCGTTTCAGGATCGAACAACTCGGTCACGATCACCGCGCCAACGGCACTTCCTGCCAGCGTGATCGCCTGGAACATCTACTCGGGAACCAGCACGGGTGTCTACACCAACAAAACAACTGTGGTCGGATCTTCCGCTACCGTTCTTATTCCTGGTGCGGGTACCTTCACGGCTCCTGTTGCAGATGGTTCAGCCAGCACAGTTGGTTACGACGGCTTGATCGCCGCCTACACCGACGCATCGACAGCCGGATACACAAAGCGACTCAATGGTGCGCTTTCGACGTCCGAGCCTGGCGCTGAGTTTCAAGATGCCTTCGCGTCTTTGTTCTCAAGCGTGCTTGCCGACCCAGATGTCCTGCTCGTTTCTCCAAGCATCCGTAGGACGCTTGCGAAGAACATTCAGCAACAAGCATCGGGAAGCCAGACTGGTTACCGTTTGAACCTTGAAGCCGGAGCAGATGGCGTGACCATCGGTTCTGTCGTCTCGGCGCTCGCCAACGAGACGACTGGGAAACTCGTCGACTTGATCGCACACCCTTACGCACCAGCCGGTGTCGCATTGGTGTGGAGCAAGACGCTTCCATTCCCAGACTCGGGCGTTGCGGAAACCACGCAAGTTGCATCTGTCCAAGATTTGATGGTATTGGATTGGCCACAAATACAGATGAGTTATGATGCCTCCAGTTATATGCTGAACACGCTTCTTCACCGAGCGCCAGCATGGTCGGGAGCCATCACCGGAATCACCGGTTAGGATTAGTTCGCTAGTCGGGGCAGAGAGAAGTCGCACCCGCGCTCCCTGCGGTTGTCTCCACACAACGCGACCCTCTGCTCCGGCTGGCCTGCTATCTAAGAAACGAAACTACGAACACGACAAAAGGAGTCGCCGATCTCATGCCTCGATTACTTGGCCCCACACAGGGAAACGTAGAGGTGGGGATCGGCGATTCCGTCGTTCGTCGCTCAGGTGACGGCACGTTCCACGTCGGAGCAAACACCGCCGCACTCATGCGAAAGTCAGGTGACTTCATAACCGTCGGCACTACGTTCAAGACGGCAAGAGGATACGAGTGCCAAGACTGCGGATTCATCGCACTCCTCTCAGACCATTGTGGTCGTTGTGACGGAACAGAAATGAAAGCACTATGAGTCCCTCGGTCAATCCAGCGAACATCACTTACGACAATCGAGTTCCCTATGTCACGATCAACGAGGTCAAGAACTCACCCATCGCTTCAAGCGTTGATCTTTCCAACCTGATTCCAGGTGGCAACGCTGGCGCTCAAACAGCCGCCATTCAACAACTGATCTACATGGCTTCAGCGCAGGCCGACAACATCTGTCTCGGCGCAACCGGAACTCTCTGCGCCACAATCAACACCGAGCAAGGACGTTACCGAGCAAACCGTCAAGGCTTTATCGTTGTTCACCCTGCTTACTGGCCGATCCTCGAAGTGGACTCATTCGCAATCGGTTCCCTCCCTGCGGCTCAAACTCCAATCACGGTCTCATCGTCAAACTGTTGGGTCGAGTCACGTCAGTTCACCATCACGGCAAACGCTTCAACCACCACCACCGTCGGCCCGTTGGACTTCGGCCAGATAGGATTCTCCAACCAAGCGCAGTTCTGCACCTACACCTACGTCAACGGCTTCGCCAACACATTCCTCACAGCCTCCGCTTCGGCCTCAGCCACTTCTATCCAGGTCGCCAGCATCACGGGAGTCTACGCCGGACAACCTCTCACAATCTGGGACGGGTCAAGCACCGAGACAATCATTGTGGGCACATCATGGAACGGCACCTCAACAACCTTGCCGACCTACTCGGCGCTCACCTACGCTCACGCATCAACCGTGAACGTCTCAGCATTACCGGCAACGGTCAAGCAGGCAGTCATTCACCTGATCGTTGCGGCAATCAAACAGCGTGGTGAGGGTGGGTTGGTCATCGCTGAAGTAGGAGCGCCAACGGCGGCAACCAGCAACGACATCACATCGTCGAGTGACCTCGCCAGAGCTCGTGATCTTCTCCACGCATTCCTCCAGGTCTGGGGTCGCACCTAATGAAACACTCCACGATCAACATAATCATCTTGAGCGTCGCCTGTGGCGTTTGTGTTCTCGGATTCCTGACCACTCGACGACCATGAGCAGAGCCACAGTCCGAGCGGCGGTGGCCTCCTACCTAGCGCCGACCACTTCACACATCTCATTCCTAAGCAACGTCTATTCGCACCCTGCAAAGTTCACGCCAGAAGGTGACTTCTTTGAGGGTCAAGATCCTGGTCACACAACCGGAGCGGTGTTGTTTCTTTACATTGGACGCCAGCACGAAACCCGTGCGGCATTGGGTGGGCCGCATCATGGTCGAAAGGTTATTGAATACGATCTCATGATGGACTGTTTCATTCGGTCTATGGCACCTCAGTCTGAAACAGCCGGAGCCGATAGCGACACCTTCCTCGACGAAATGGTTGCCTACATTCGAGCAGATCGCAACGCTGGTAACGCCTCGGTGATATTTCAATGGGGCGAAGGTTCGTTCCCTGGAAGCCCCGATATTGAAGTTGACGCTCTCTACCCACGAACGCTCAAGGGTAGCGGCCAAGTGTCGCAGGTCTACGCTACGATCAGAACGAAAGTCGTTGAGATAATCGACTCCTAGGAGAAACACATGGCAGACTTCAAGTTCACGGGTGACGAGCGAACGGTGTTCCCTTCGTTGTCAGCCGCCGACGGTTCGACATTGGTTGTCAATCCAGGCGACGTCGTGACCCTTGACGTTGATCCGCAAGCCGCAACACTCGAAGCGAAGCAAGCAAAAGCCGATCCAGCACCAGTCGCAGAAGCCCCTCAGCCAGCCCCAGAAGCGCCCGTAGCTGCTTCACCGGTGGCATAGGTACCAGAACACTAGGAAACAGGAGAAGTCAACATGCCATTCATGAGCGTCAACAGTTATGTCGGACTCGGAATCCAGAGTGCACGTGGCACCGCGTCAAGCAACGTGAAGTTCATTCCCGTGATGACACCACAGATTACGCCGATGCAGAAGTTCCTTCGGGACGAAGCCTTCAGGGGATCTCCGGTCAAACTTTACAACGAAGTCCTCGGAGTTCGTCACGATGAATACTCAGTCAAGGGATACGCATTCGCCGACACCTTCCCTCTGATTGCGAAAGCCGCTCTCGGATTCGACAGCGTTTCGGGCTCGACGCTTTACACGCACGTCATCTCGCTCTACAACTCAGCCGCCAACTCGTCGCAACCGCCAGCCGTTACCGTTCAAGACTTTGACGGCAACGCACCATTCCAAATCCTTGACGCTCAACTCGGCGAACTCAAGTTGACGTTCGGTGCTGAAGCGGCGTTCGAGTACGACGCAAAGTTCATGGGACTTCCATTCACCACGATTGCCGCACCGACTGCATCGTTCTCGACTGAAGCGTTCGTGCCAGGTTGGGACGTATCAGCAACCATCGGCGGAGTCGCAACGTCGGTTCTTATGTCGGGTGACATCACTCTCTCACGAGCCACCGCACCGATCTTTACAGCACAAGGAACGAACGCTCCTTATCGTTTGTTCGCTGGCCCGTTGGACGTCAAAGGCACCATGAAGTTCGTTGTTGAAAACACCGACCAACTTATCTGGGCGACTTCTAACGCCACCACCGTCGGAGCATCACCAGCCGCATTGTCACAAACGACGTCGGCAACGCTTCCCGTCACCTCTGCTTCTGCATTCTCGGCTGGTGGTGGCACCGGAGTTATCCAGCACCTCGGAGTCTCCTACCCGTTTTCTTACGCGAGCACCTCCGGTTCAACTCTCACCGGTGTTCTGTTGGTCAATGGCCCAGGGTTCACGCCAACTGCCACCACCGACACAGTCGCGGTTGGGTCGCTGGCACTTAGCGACGCTCCCAAGCCTGTGAGCCTTGTGTTCACCGACCCAATGAGCGGTCACACGATCACCGTTCAGATGTCCACTTGTCAGTTCAAGGACGCCAAGCGTGACCGGAGCAAAGCGTTTGTCGAAGTTGACGCATCGTTCGATGCTCAGGCCAACACAACCGACGCCGTATCCGGTGCCGGTGGTGGGTACTCGCCCATCAAGATCACGGCAACGAACCTGATATCTGCCGTCTACTAAACAAAACAGACAACTAAATAAGGGAGAGAAGATGCTTGTTGAGTTACCCAATAATCAAAGCGCAGTTCTGAGAAACTACGACGAACTCACCGAGCGACAGGCTCGAAGGATTCGTGGAGCTCTGCGAGGTTGGCTAGAGCAAGCCGGAATCATGAGCGCCTCAGGCTTTGACGAAGCCGATCCTGCGACGTGGGGAAACCTCAAGGATCTCGGCATCGACGAAACAGCCTACGAGCGATATGCGGACAGGTGCATCGTTGAGATGGTCAAGTCGTGGACGTTTGGAGATCTCCCAACGATGGAAACCGTTGGCGACTTACTACCGGCGACCACCTATCAAAAGTTGAGTGAGAAGGCGATTGAACTTTCCAGAGGCGACGAGGCAAGCGGAGTGGAGGGTGCAACAGACCCAAAAGTGCTTACAGAAAACTCGAACGTCTCCGCGCTCATCTCCTCGGACGTGGCCTCGAACCAGTTGACCCCGACATCGCCGACCAATGGAGAGAGTACCGTTATCGCGCTTTGATCCCGATGAGCCATGAGCAGTTCATGGACGAGCCGACGAGCGTGATTGACTGGACGATAACTCTTGACGGACTAAGGATTGAGGTAGAAGAAGAATGGCAACAGAACTAATCTCCGGCGTCAAAGCGTTCAATGAGTCAATCAAGGTCATGAACCAAAAAATGCGAATGGCCGGACGCCAGATTGTCGTTGAAGGCGGCCAGGTCATCGCCAAGAACTCGCGTGAGATGTTCACCGAGCCAGGCAACGGACGAAAGGGACGACACGTTGGCCCCGAAGGTGGGCCGCCAAACGTCCGAACCGGTTATCTTGCTCGCTCTATTCAATCAAGCAGACCGGAGGAAATCGGAACCGGCAGATGGACAACTTCTACTGGCCCGAAAGCAATCTACGGGCGAAGGATAGAACTCGGATTCCCAGAGGGGAAGTATGATTACCCATATCTCCGACCAGGATTCGAGAAGTCAATGCCCGAAATAAGAAAGATATCTGAGCGCGTGTGGGCAGGTGTTCTTCGTGGCTGAGTTCTTACCTCCCGTCGTTGCGACGCTTCTCGCCGACACAAAAGAGTTCACCGCAAAGATGGACGGCGCTATCGGCAAGATGGCCGAGGTCGATGCCGCATCAGCGACAGCTGGTGCCAGGATTCAACAGAACCTTGGCAAAATGGCACTCGCCACGATTGGCATCGGCGTTGGATTCGGTGCCGTCGGAGTGAAAATGGCGGTGGACTTCCAAGGCTCCATGACCAAGGTGCAAAACAGTAGCGGCATGGGTCAGCAACAAATCAAACAACTTGGGGACGCCTTCCTCGGAACCGCATTCAAGAGTGAGTTCAGTGCACAGGAACTCGCAACCGCATTCGCAGGTGTTGCCGGTCAGTTGACATTACTCAATGGTCACGTCTTGACGACAAAGCAGACAATGGACGTGATGCGAAGTGCCTCTGATCTTGCGGTGGCAAAGAACATAGATCTCGCCTCCTCGACGCAAGCCATCGTCTCTGTGATGAAGGTCTTTCAGACTCCGCTCAAGGACGTCGCCGACGCTACCAATCAACTTTACGTTGCCTCCGACTTGAGTGGAACTTCAATCGGTGGGGTTGTCGGTCAATACACAAAACTCCACGCCGCTTTAGGCATCAGCATTCCTTCTATGAAGGATATGAACGTGCTCATGGCCGATATGAACAATCTCGGCGTCGGTCAGGGTCGAACGATGATGAAGGTGCAACAGGCAATCGGCGGAATGTTAGACCCAACAAAACAATGGACAGCCGCACAACACGATCTCACCGGCAACATCTACACACTCGACGGTCACTTCATTGGAATGTCTGCGCTCATTGACCAGATGAGTCCGAAGTTCAAGGGTATGACAGACGAGCAAGCGAAGGCGGCGGCACAGACGTTGGGTTGGGGCAAAGCCTCGGACGCCATGATTGAGATTATGCGTGGCGGAAGTCCGGCCTACGACCAAGCGACGCAAGCGGTAGAACGTCACGTCACCGTTGTCAAAGCCGCACAGGAAGCGTCAAAGAACTTCAAGAACGAACTCTCTACACTTGAATCAGGAACGAAGGACGTGTTGACGCAGGTAGGACTCGCCTTATTGCCAGCCGCTCAAGACCTTATGAACTGGGCGAAGAACGCAATCGACTTCTTCAAGGCTCACCCGTTGATCTCAGAGATTGCTTCTGACGCGGCGATTGGCGCATTCGCATTAGCCGTCGCGTTCAAGGTTGGCAAGACAATGGCATCGGTATGGGACACGGGCGTCAAAGCCTTCGACGCAATAAAGAATCTGTTCGTGGGTGGCGTCGCGAATACCCCCATTGAGTTGAACACTCTTGCCACGCAAGCAAATACCGACGCTCTGTTGGGTAACGCCGGTGCTGGTGCCGTAGGTGGAGCAGGAGGAGCAAGTAAAGATCTGGTCAAGGGTGCGCCGGTATTGTTTGGACTTGGTACTTTGCCAGAACTTATTGTTGGAGGAGTTGTTGCGGGCGTCGCTCTAGGACTTGCTAAGTATGTTGTGGGGCCAGCGACAAACGCCGCATTCAACGCAGTAAGCCCATCAGAGGTTGTTTCCTCAAGTCGAGTAACTCCACAAAAAAGCGGTGGCATCTGGGGAGGAATAACAGACGTCGCAAGTTGGCTTACCGGAGCAAAGCCGGTGAGCGTATCCGCTCCGACTGGAGCGCAGATAGATCACGCTGGTCGTCAGGGTGGGAATGCCGGTGTGCCAAACGTGCCCCCTGCGCCATTGGCGTTACTGCCAGGGACAAAGGTTGGCATTCAAGGAATCGTTGGAACAGACCTAAACAGCGCCGGAGTTGCCGTCAAGTCGCAAGTCAAAGTTGACATTCCAAAGGGCGTAAGTATCTCAAACGCTCCTGGGGTTCATCTAATGGGGCCTGTTGTTTCTCACATTGCAACTACAGCGACGAACTCCTCGCATCTCGCAGGCATTCAAGGTGTGCGAATCTCAACGGCGACCACAGCGCAACATGCCTACCACCTCGCCGGTATTCCTGGCATCAGAAACTCAACATCAAGCACAGCAGATAACACACGCAATATCCTAAGTGCCGTGAGCAAAGCAAACAAAGTGACTGTCACGGCGAGGTTCTCCTAATGGCCGATGAGTACGAAGTAAACGTAGAGATCCCGATTGACGTTCTCGTTGGCAAACTTCTCAGCAACCGAGCATTCGTAAATGGGATCGCTGAAGCGGTGCGGAACAGTATGTTGAATAACTCGCGAGCGTGGGGTGACGTGCTCGGTGGTTACGCAGGAACCAAGTCACCAGCGTTTCAGAACCTTGTCAGTCAAGCAGCTCAGGGTCGTTGGCAGAATGTTGGTGGAAAGCAAACCTGGGTGAAGGGCTAATGGCACAGCCGAATCTCTCGCTCCCCTCCATCTCCGTTCAGTTCGCATTCACGGATCTCCAAACCGGAGTCACACCAACGGCGTTCTCTCGACAGACCGTGAACGTCACAAACGTCGGTCAAATCGTTACTTTTATTGCAGGTTTCGGTGGACAGTTGGTGCTTGATTCGTTTGGAAGTATCACACCCCAAACGACGAGCGGCCAGGTGACGCTTCTGAAAGGCTCAACCCTTTACACGATTACCTATTCCAGCGCGCTATTTGTAGGCGGTCAGTATGTTCTGTCTAGTCCCGTTATAACGTCTCCCCCCCTTGCATCGTTCACAACTGACGGCACCGAGATAATCTTATTGTGGAACTGGTACGAAACAGGCTCTTATGTTCGCGACATATCAACTCGAATGGGTCGTCAACACGAACTAGACCGAACTGAATCCTCATCAGCACAGTTCATTCTTGAAAGTCGTGATGGTCGTTGGCTTCCCTGGTCGACATCAGCATTCAGTTACACCTCAGTCACAACCGGAGCAACCGACTCGCTTGTGTCGTCAACGATTCTGAAAGTTGGAGTTCCCGTCAAGATCACAGCAACCTGGAACGGTACAACGTATCCGGTGTTCTTCGGGTTTGTAGACCAATGGGAACCGAGCGCACTTGACGAAGTTGAAGTTGACACGACGGTGATCTGCACCGACCTGCTCAAGAAACTTTCAGTCACTCGACTATCCAACTCATCGCTCTATTGGCAGACGGCACTAAACCCAATCAAGAACACCAGCATCACCCCTGACGTTCTTCGACTGAACGATCAACCTTCACTCGCAACGGGCAAAGTGTCTTTGCGAAATAGTGGCGTGGGTGGATTCATCACAAGCGGCGTCGCTGGTTCGGGATTGACGCTCTCTGCGACAAGCAACGTGACAATCAACTTCTCCCGATATTCCACCGCTACTTCACTTCCCCTCCAACCTTCTAACGGCACCTTCCAACTTTGGGCGAATGGTCGACAACTCACAGTCGCTTACACCACCGCCACTTCTTCTGGAACGGCGTGGACTTTCACCGGTTGTCGATTGACACAACCTGGGCAAACTTACGTCACGAACTTAGGTGACTACATCATCGGTGGAGTTGCTACCGGCTCGGTTGGCATCGGCATGACTGCCGCAAACGCACCTGCCGCCGCCGCTCTTGTCACTTCTTCATTCAATCAAAATGGGCCACTACTCTATGACCCGACCTCTCAGGGAATCGACTTGACGAATGGCGGTGGGGTTACACACCCTGCACTTGGAATCACAATCTCAAACGGTTCGGCTTACTACAACTCTGTTGCGGCAATCACTAACGCTGGCACCGGCTACACGGGTGAAGCGTGGTTCAAGGGGACTCAGCCTGGCGACTCACTCATTCAGATCGTTGATGCGATTCGTTCGGCACCCAATATCTATTCATACGTTCTTCAAGTCTCCACCGCGTCACAGTTGACCGTGTCAATACGAACAACGACCTCAGGTGGAACAACAACGACAACTCTTGGAACCTACACATGGGGTCAACAGGTAACCGATGGGAACTGGCATCTCGTCACGTTCAACATTCAAGCAGAGCCAAATAGCGCAAACACTTTCAACTTCTATGCATACGTTGACGGCATGAACTGCGGATTCTTTCAGAGCAATATCGCAACACTCGCACCGACATCCGTGAACTTCGGAACCTACACACTCGGAATCTATGCGATTGCCGCTTCGGTTCCTTACCAGGTTGCCAACTGTAACGCCACAATCTCGGAGGCTTCGTTCTGTTGGGACGATTCAACCTACGCTCCAGCATCGCTCAACAGAGCAAGGGTCGGTGCGTTCTTTCGAGCGAACGGAGCAATCTCACAGATCTCTCTTTCTGCGGCGATTACGAACACTTCAACAACGACGCTTCCGTTGGTAAACTCCAACGGCTTTCTTCCTGGCGGTGGATTAGCCGTGCTCGTGTCGTCTAACGGGAGCACCGGAGGAACCTTCAACGCTTATCCGATCTCCTACACCGGAGTCACGTCAGGAACATCACCAAGCCTTACCGGCGTCAAACTTTATCCACCCGTCTTGACGACCACGACAACCGTCAACGCTGGTCTAAGCGGCTCGGGTAGCGCGTACGAAACAGTCCTGCACTCGCAGGGAACTTCAACCGGATATCGAATGAAAGACGTTGCCGAGGTGGTTGGATTAGCACCTGCCGATGGTTCAACCACATTGACAACAACACCTCTGAGTTACTCGGCAGGAGCGATTAGTCAACTAGCACTAGAGCAGGGTGCAGTCTATTCAACGAGCGCTCTCGACTATGGCTTTCAATACGAAGAAACCGAAAACGGGTTCTATTACCAATCGCCTGCCGGAGTTCTTACATTCCTTCCACGCTTTTATCCTCAGACGCACGCACAGAACTCGACACAGTTCACCGACTCAGGAACCAGCACCTCGCAAGCTCACTATCTCCCAGCAATCGAGATGGTTCTTGACGACCTTGACACCTGGACAATCGCTCAAACCACAAACACCGTCGGACAGACTTCGACTACCGTCGATCCAACAGGAACCTACTTGGCTAAATACGGAGCAAGAACCTATTCACGCGGCCAAATGTGGGCGAATCGCCAGACCGACATTGACGCACTCGGTTCAATGATCGTGAACCGCTACAAACAGCCAATCGTGCGTCCTCGGAAAGTGATGATCGAAAGTACTTATTCCGACGGCACGACGCAACCAAATCAAGCCGTACAACTCGGGGCAAACTTATGGGATCAGGTCGTGTTCAATAGAACGGCGTATGGGGCGTCCTACGCGCAAACGGTTGTCATTGAATCCATCTCTCACGAATATCAAGCGGAGCCTGGTCGCTGGCGCACCATGTTTGTTCTGTCACCCTACGAAATGAACGGTTCGTCAACAGTCAACGCTGGTTCGTTCTTTCGACTTTCAACTTCTACCGGAGCAGCTGATTACTCTAAGTTCCAAACAGCAAAAGGCTCAGTCTCATTTGCCACAACTCTGTCGTCAAGTGCGTCATCGCTCCAACTGAGTCCAGGCTTTACTGCGATCAACAAACCTTTGGCGCTCTTGCAGTTTCCGACGAGCGGTAACATCTCAATCGCCAGCGCTGGTGGCACGATTCCAGCTTCCTATTCGGGCCGAGCCCAGCCGATCACCAACACCGTTACTGCCGCGACGCTCACAACTTCATCGTCGGTGACTCTGACGCTGGGCTCGGTGTCGAACTTCCCAGTCAACGGGGGTCAGTTCTGGTATGTCGCTTCAGGCTCCAACTCGGTCGCGGGGCCTACGTACTGGCCATGCTCGTACACCTCCGTTTCGGGATTGACGATTCTTGGGTGCAAGTTGACCAACACCTCGGCGGGTTCAAGCATCCTGACCTCCATTCCTAACTACGTCATAGGCCCCGCGACGCTAACCGGAGTTTCAACATCGGTTGGCTACACCGGCACCGGCGTAGTCATCGTGGGTGACACGGTGACATATACTACCGGCACCGCTCAAGATTCGTTTGGAGGATAATGCCGTACACCTGGAACAGCATCAACACCCACACGGCTGGCGAAGTGCTACCGATAGCCGATTGGAACCAAGCCGCAATCGCGATGAACGGCATGGTCGGAACGTGGACGACCACCGGCTTGATGCAGGGTGCGACTACAACGGCAAACGGCTCACCACCGTTCTACTGTTACTTCGGTTTTACAGCAGTTACCCTCAACTCTTCGAGTTATGGCACAATCACAATCCCCAACGGAGGATTCCCGAACGGCACCATCTTGGCGATGACGCAGATCGGTTCAAGTTCTTATCCTGGGTACACAACATTCACTCTTGGGTCGTTTACAAACGCAACCACCGTTACGTTCCTGGTGTCAAACGCCGCAGGAACAGCGCCAGGTGCAGTTACGATCTCACAACTACAGTTCTTCATCATCGGCTATTAGGAGCAAACATGACAGACGTTCGAGATCAAATAGTGAAATGGGCAAGATGGGGCGTGGACAATCACGCTGGCTTCACCTACACCGAGGGCGGCAACCGCATGGAGGGCATCGGTCACCCTGGCGTTCCGTGCCATTGTGACTGCTCAGCGTTCGTGACGCTCTGTTACAACTGGGCCGGAGCGCCCGACCCCAACGGTCAGGGCTATGACGGACAGGGATACACCGGCACGCTTCTCTCACACGGCGTCGTGATCATGAAGAACCAAGCGGTGCCAGGCGACGTTGTTGTTTACGGAGCAGGGACGGGAGATCACACGGCGATGATCGTCGAAGCAGGCAACGACCCTATGACAGTTTCAATGGGTGAGCAGGGCGACCCCAACTACATTCGAGTCTCGCAGGACGGGCGACAGCCACAGCGATTCCTTCGTTTCAGCACCACCGGCGGAGGACAGCCAGCACCGGCTCCAAAACCTCAACCGAGTCAACAGCACATCATTGTTCCTGGCGTGAGTGTCCAGCAGGTTCAAGCGAAGGTCGGAGTTGCTCAAGATGGAGCATGGGGGCCGATCACCCAAGGGGCCGTTCTTGCCTTCCAGCATTCTCACAACCTCACAGCCGACGGGATCGTTGGGCCGCAGACTTGGGGCGCTATGAACGCTTCTCCCAAACCACCGTCACCGACCCCCACGAACCGACCTGCGTTGGCTCAGGGGGCCACAGGGGACGCCGTGAGGGTGCTTCAGCAACGCCTCGGAGCACTCGTAGTTGACGGTCAGTTCGGGCCAGCGACAGCCAACCGACTCCGCCAATGGCAAGGACAGCACGGTCTAGCCGCCGACGGCGTTTGTGGGCCGCTCACTTGGGCCGCTCTCGGGGGTTGAGATGTTGGCATTCACTCGGGGAGACTGGAACATCTGGTTGAGTATTCTGACGTCGGTTGGCTTCATCATCGGAATGATCTTTGGAACGTATCGTCACTTCCACAAAAAACTTCTGTCGTCAATCGTTGAGCAGATCAAACCAATGGCTCAAGCGGTTCAGCCAAACGGCGGATCAAGCATGGCCGATGGAGTGAATCGGATTGAGTGTGAGTTGAATCGCCAAGGCGTCGAACTGGATTCACTTACGATTCGACTTGAGAAGCACCTTTCGTATCATCAGGGTCGAGAGTCGGCGATGGCGGAGAAATGACCATCACGCTTCCTGACGTCACGTTCATTCCAGGCGTTCGCGAGGACGGCGGATTCTGCAACGGAATGTGCGAGGACTGCGACTGTCGACAGAAAGACGACCCTGACATTGAGATCGAAGAATGGTAATCATCACCTCCTCGACGATTGACGCGCACTTGGGCTTCGGGTCTAGTAGTATTTCACCAGGCAACCCACAGGCGAACAGGGAGAACCAATGGCACTTCGAGACGCTATGGAGCAATCCAAAACTTCGTGCAAAACGACGCTCATAGTTGAGAGGCTTGACGCCGAGGACTTGGCAACGCTTGAAGAATGGATCAGTCGAGGCTTCTCAATCATGAGCATCGCAAGGGCGATCTCGACTGACAACCCCGAAAACAAAGTTGCCGACGACACGTTGCGAAAACACTTTATGGGTTCGTGTTCGTGCTCCCCCACATCAAAACTGTTTGGAGTTTTGTCATGAGCCTGAAGGATCGAAACATTGGGCCACCACAAAAACACCCGAAGGGCTGGGAGCCTGGAGTGACCTGGAACGGTGAGACCGGCGAAGTCTCATCGGGGCCGATGGAGGAAGCACCGAACGACGAACTGTGGAATGAGATTGTCAAAGACTTCGGCGTGACCAACTCGGTAAGCATCATTCCTGGTTCGATTCAGATTCGAGCCTGGGACACGTACGGCGGACGCATGAAGTACTACCGTGCGAGGCTTGAGCCGACCAGCATCGACGATGAATCACGCGCCGACATCGAGGCTTTGTGTAAGATCATTGAGCGCCGCCGACCACTCGCACAACTGGACGAGGTGAGTGGCGGCGAGCGCGCATTGGTAGTTGCTCTCGCAGACTGGCAGGTTGGCAAGAGAGACGTGAACGGTGGGACGCCGGAGTTCCTTGAGCGATTGCTTCTCACCTTTGACCGGTTAGAACGGCACGCCAAAACCCTCAAGAAAACTCACGGGATCAACACGGTCTACATCGTCGGACTCGGAGACCTCATCGAGAACTGTGACGGACACTACGCCGCTCAGACCTTCTCGGTGGATCTTGACAGGAGAGAACAATGCCGACTCGTTCGCCGAATGATCCTTGACCTAGTGGAAAGATTCGTCAAGATGAACTGGCGTGTGGTACTCGGAGCGGTGCCAGGGAATCACGGAGAGAACCGACGCAACGGCAAAGCCTTCACGAACGTCTTTACCGACAATGATGACCTCGCCGTGTTCGAGCAAGTGGCCGAGATCCTCGACCACAACGTCGAGCGTTACAGCAACGTCTCAGTCCCAAGCGGAGCTATAGCCGAGGATCACACGATGACCCTCGACGTCGCCGGCGTTGCCGTCGGCTTCGCTCACGGGCATCAAATCAAGGGTGGCGCTCCTCTGTGGTGGCAGAAGCAGGCGCACGGCAAACAGCCAGTCGGCTCGGCGGACATTCTGGTGACCGGACACTTCCATCACCTCTCGCTCAGCGAAGGATCAGGTCGAACGTGGATTCAAGCCCCAGCGATGGATGGTGGCTCAAGATGGTGGACAGCGCAGACCGGCTCCTCAGCGCCGTCAGGAATGCTCACCTTTGTCGCAGGCTCAGCTTGTGGTGAACGCGGCTGGAGTGACTTCGCGATTCTTTGAGTACCAAACTACTCAATCGAGCACAAAACTACTCAGCGAGCGCCTCGTAAAGTTGCGCCGGCGAAACCATGTAGACATCTCGCCAATCGTGAATCCAACCTCCGGCTCGAAGTGACTCGCCAACTAGCGCCGAACAGATCCACGTTCCAGGCTTTCTGATTGTGAGGAACCAGGGAACGACGATGCTCACGGCAATCGAGAAGATCGTGACAAAACCGTAAGAGTCTGAGACTTGCGCGTCGGCAAAGTCAACCGCTCGCAACACCGACGTCAAACTTGACGGTGGCTTCACGATAACGACCTCGCCGTTGGAAGTGATGTCACTTGGACTTGAGAACCACTTGCTCGTCACTCCTCGACTCTCGGCCTGAACAATGCGAACTCGACCAGGTTCAACGCCGACGATGATTGCCGCGTGGTTCCACCTGTGACCGCCACGCCACCGAAGCCACTCTCCAAACTGAATCGCTCGACCAATGAAGTCTCTGCGCGCGTGCGCAAAGATCACGTCACCGACGCTCAACTGTGTTGGATCGCTGGACATTGACAACCTCGTTTCTCAAGTCGTTCAATCACTTCGGCTACCGCCAGGGGTAATCGTTGAAACGGAATCCCAATCACATCACCGGCGTACAGATTGTGGCGGCACCCGCACGGCAGCTTGAGGATTAGTTCGGCGTTGCGCATGGGCATCTGAACCTACACATTTTCTCCGTTAGGCGTCAGGTCAAAGATTATGAACCCTCAAAACCCTTGCTATTACTAGTGTTTCACGGTACGACTAGACAGGGTGGCTAAGTGTGTATATACTGAACTCATGGAAACAACCACTATCAAAGGAGCCAAGAACATGAACATCTGGACACAAGACATCTGCACCATTCTCGGGTGCGACGTATACCGAGCCCAACGAATCCAAGACGAGATGGGTGCCCAAGGTTTTAGTTTTAGCAACTCATCAACGGAAGAGTTCAAGAAAGAAGTGTTCTCGGTTGCAACCGAGATTGCTTGACACAACCACCAAAAAAGGAGACAACAAAATGATAGTGACGAGAACACAAGAAAAAGAAATCGAACACCAACTAGCGGAGACCATCATGGACTGGGACGAACTCACCGAAAGCAATCGTTGGGCGTGGGTTCAGTCGGCCATTGACGCCATCCAAGAGACCGGCCACTTCGAGGTTGCCGCTCACGCAAATATGTACGGACAACTTCGGTACATCGAAGTTTGATTACCGAGACCAATAGGTCTCGGTGGTTGCCGAGCGCTCCCCGTTCAACAACCACCGAGGCAAGTTGCTTCAAACAAAAAATCTCTTGGAAGGGAGACGCAAAAATCTGGGCCAACGAATACTCGGTGAGATTCCTAAACGGCGTTCGCCTGGTGAATGTTGTTTGGGAGAAAAACAAATAGATTCGCAATAGCCAAGAAGTCCAACTAAGATCTCACAAGAGACAACCAACGAAAGGAGACGAATGCCGGTCACATTGTTTGACCACATAAATGCCAACCTTGACGGCGGCTTGAAGAAGTTGCTGGTCGAGTGGCACACGAAAGAAGGAGTCGGCTCACCGACAATCGCCAAGCGATTGACGGAGGCTGGCTACAACGTGGAGCAGAGAACTGTTCACCGTTGGCTCAAAAAAATGGAGATCAAACCGAAAGGGAGAAAATGACAACTATTACCTTAGACAGAGAATCAGTAACCTGGTTGAGAAAAAATATCAAAGGAGGCATCCGTCGCAAAAATAGAACGCGGCGGAAACTTCTACTGAAACAACTGAACGAAACCACGTTGAGTTCAACCAAGTCCAATCAACCCAGGATCAGTCCACCGAAAAAAAATCATCTATTCGCTGGAACGTGCGGCTTCAAGGTTCTGGAAGTGTTTGAGATGTTTCCAGACGGCTTAGCCGCAAGCGAGGCGGCAGAACTTTCAGGACACCCAAACCCTCAGAGCGCACAATCGTCGGTCTCGGATCACAAGCGGCGCGGATTCGTTCGTGTGGTTGGAGTCAACGGCAATCGAAATATCTTGGCAATCACACAAAAAGGAAAAACGGCGCTCAACCTAGCGCGACGGGAGGCCAAATGACAGAGCAACTGATATTCAAGAAGATGGCGCAGGTCATGGCCGATACGAAGTCGGTTCCTAAGGCAGGTCGAAACGCCAGTCAGGGATTCAACTTCAGAACGGTTGACGACACGGTGCAAAGTGTGAACTCAGCGATGACGAAGCACGGAGTCGTCATGATTCCAAACGTGTTGAGCGCAACCTACGACACGGAGACGTCGGCGAAGGGGTCAACGGTTACCACCTGTCACGTCCTCGTCGCTTACCAGTTCTTCGCAGAGGACGGTTCAATGGTGGAGATGACGATGGCAGGAGAGGGAAAGGATCACGGCGACAAGGCAACGTCTAAGAGCCTCAGTATGGCTCTGAAGTACGGACTGTTCCAAGCGTTCCTGATTCCAACCGGAGATCCCGACCCTGACAGCGAAGTTGTCGAAGTCATCACAAAACCTGGTGCGCTATCGACCTCAGACAAAACTCGACTCACGGCGCTCAG